CATTTAGTTGTTTGTCGGCATGAGGTTGCTGCTCAAGTCCAGGAAACCATCTTATTATTACTGGTGGTCTTACATTTAACTTTACTTTAAATTCGCTTTCTAAATAATTTTTCATCTTATGAATATATTTATCTATAAGATTATAGATGTCAATATTTATTCTCTGAAGAATGTCAAAACTGCATTGCCTATTTTGCCAGTATGAAGCGTCATAAGTGCAAGTGCCATCTTCCGAATATTGATTCTCTCCGGCGTCCATCCATTCATTTATAGTTGGTAAAAAATTCTGTATAGTTTTCAAATCTTCCAATTCAACAAAATTATCTATTACCTTAATATTGCTTTTTGAGTCCCCAAAATGACCAGGAAGAACCAAGGACTTTTCTTCAATCATAGATATCTCCGTTTCGATTTGTTTTCAAGCTGTGGTATAGTATATCATCTAAAGTACGACAATTACGTGTAGGAGTAAATGTGGATTATTATTACATAGGCGACCCAAAATTTGGAATGCACCTCTATAGGAATGCTATACCAGATAGTTTAGAAATTCCTAAAAGACTAGAAGAAACTATTGGCAATAGTAAGCATGAATTCTTTAAATGGTCTGACGCTATGGTTGGGTACAATACAAAAATGCCAGAGTATAGAGATTGTGTAGACTTAAAAGTTAGTCCTATACATTGGCCACACCTAACTGAAGAGTTTAAAGAAATAGAGAACATATACAACGATACTAATGCTGTTCTAACTCAATGTCTAGAGCATTATCAGTCTAGATATAATTTTACCATGGAATACCAAGAGGCAATAAACTTTGTTAGATATGGAAAAGATCAGCACTTCTCTGTGCACTCAGATCACGGATTCTCTTATACTTGCACGGTTTCCTCTGTAGCTTACTTGAACGATGAATATGAAGGTGGCGAGCTTTGGTTCCCATATTTAGATATTACATTTAAACCTAAAAAGGGAGATGTTGTATTCTTTCCTTCTACTTTTATTTATGCACACGCTTCTTTAAAAATTACTGATGGCATTAAATACTCTGCTGTAACAATGTACGATTACAATGATAAAAATCATCAAGATCATAACTATGGGTCAAATGTTCCAAAGTATGATGCTCCAAAGAAAGTTGTAAATGACGATATTTTATCGCCAATGACTGAAGTATGACATTATTTACTTTAACAAGAACTCACCAAAATCCTCCAGAAATTAAACAGTCTAGACTAAAAAGAGACTGGATGGATGACACTTATAATAAGCACGCTTATCAATGCCTACCAATGACTGTGGCTAATGTTAGTGGTTGGGAGCTAATCTTGCAACAGGATGTAGTAGTAGAGTGGGATGGGACCAATAATCCACCTAAAGTTCTAGAAGGCGAGACTCTAAATAACAGAGCTGTTGTTATTCCAAGTATTATTGGAATAATGTCCTTTGCCACAGGATGGGCTTTTGGTACGGAAGATGGATATAGTACTTTTATATCTGGATCCCCAAATTACTTTATTGATGGAGCTGTTCCATTGTCTGCAACTATACCTAGTTTTTGGTGGCCTGATGAATTTAATATGAATTGGAAAATTACCAAAATAAATGAACCAGTCATATTTCCAAAAGGAATGCCCTTCATGCATTTCACTATTGTTAAAAATGATTTATTAGAATCTGTTCAATTTAAAGTAGAAAATTTGTGGGATAAGCCAGATTTAATGGATCAAAGAATGTCATATGGTGAAGCTAAAATGAAGAAAAATCAAGAAGAACCATGGACATGGATGAAGGGCATAAAAACTGGACTTAATGAAAAGGGTGAAAGAATAGGCCCTTCAAGTTCCGGTCTAATTAAATTAAACGAACCTCAGTTATGATTGGATAATTAGGCATTACTATATTTATGTATACTCAAGCAGATAAAAGGAGTTTAGGTGACAATTACTAGCTCACTGTCTAATACGGAAAAATTAGATATCCTCTTAGACGAAAGACACGCAACAAAAGTAAGAATAGAAAATTTTCTTTTAGAGAATATAGAAATTTTTCCTACATTTACTATTGACTCTTTTATACCTGAAACTAACGAAAAACTGCACATTGCATTAAATCATCTGACAATGTTTGATCTCGTAAAATCTGCTAGACTAATTAATTTAAAACTAAAAGAATTGGGATATGAAAATGTTTAATTTAACCGATGAGCAAAAAGCTAAAGCTAAGGCAAATGCTATAAAGTCAAAAGAAATTTTTATATATTCATTATCAGTTAGGCTTGGAATAGATCCTGACTCTATAAATATTGAATCAAACATAAGTCTTCCAGATGAGTCTGCGCATAATTACGCTAGCCACATAGTACTACACAATGCTATAGAAGACTTGAAAAAGCTTAGGAGCTAAATAATGGCTAAGATTAAAATAGATCCATCTTTAATACAACAGCAAAGAACTCAGAGGCAGGTACAAGATCCTTATAGGGACCATTTGGATTCTTTAGAAGAACAAGATTTAATAGAGCGTAATGAAAAATATTTAAATTATAAAAATGGTCAATACGAATCCACTAGAGAAGCTTTTGCCGATATATTTATCAATGGTGCTGGATCAGAATTCTACTGTCCTGCATTAGAAGATGTTATAAGCGGTACAAAACTATTAGATTCAAGAACTGAGTAAATAAAGGAAAATATGAAGTACGATCAATCAATACATAAGCAAAATTTAGAATCAAAACTATTATCATTGTTCTACTCATTGGGAATAGAGGAAGATAGATTAAGCACAATTACCGTACAAGAGTTAAGAGACGAGGTTGATGCAGCCTATCCAATACTTCAGAATGAATCTGACGAAAACAAGCAAATAGTTAGTACAAGAGATAAGGTAATGAATCTAGCCCTAGATACAATGTATTATTATAGTTTAATAAAGAAAAGAGAGCAACAGTAATGAACTCTTCAGGTAATTTATACGGAAATAGAGAGGTTAATCTTCTCAATAGCATTGCTAATGCAAAAGACTTAAGTAAGACAAAACATGAAAGCATTATAACTGATGAAAAACTTAAGGAAAACGCATCGAAAGTATATACTAACGAGATTGCATTAGAAGCAGATAGATCTGTATCTGCAATAGGTAGATTCCCTAGCGATTTTCATAATTATGAAATGGTAGCAAAAGGATTAACTGAGTTTAATGACGTAGTATCGTTTGGTGTTATGCAAGCAGAAATGGTGATAAATTTATTTAAGCCGTCTGCAGTTCTTTTTACTAATGCACACTTTTTAATATTTCCTCACGAGTATTTAAGCGCAGCTTTTGATTTTGATGTTTTTGTTCCAAACGATGAAAATGTTTACAGAGAAGAAATGGTAATTAGTAATACTGAGACTTCATTGAGCGTATTAGACCCTGAAGATATTCAGGCAGGAAATATACCTAATTCTGTAAATTTCATAGTAACAAATGGGCAATACTTAACTTCTAATCCAGACCAAGATATTATGTTGAATCTTTGGAACGCACTTCCATCCGGTGGCGCAATACTAATCCTTGCAAGTAATGATTATATAAATCTTTACTCTAAAAAAACGCAACATCCACTGTGGGATTTGCATACTCAAATAAAAGAATTACCAGGATCACTTATTTATCACATTCCAACATTTATAGGATTTACTGTAGTTATAAAAAACTAGTGTATAATAAACTATATGGAAAATTTATCTATAGTTGACATAACGCCATGCTACGAGCACGCTTGCGTATTATCTTCAGTCTGGTCTAGTGCTTGGCCGCAGATAGCTATTAAATCAGGCTATTCGATAGATCAGATACTTTCTAGGTTAGAGACTAGATCAATATCATGGTGGATAAAAGCAATAAAGAAAATGCCAGTAGCTTTTTACGTAAAAGATAACGTAACTGGAGCTACTGGTTTTTCTTATTTAATGTACGATACTGACATTATGCTGCTATCCGGTAAAAACTTTTCAGATAAAGAAAAAGAAGAAAATGACAAGCTTTTAAATGT